ATCTGGTCCTGTACCATAAGTCAGATCTCTCGCATAATTATGTAGAGGCCAATGTAACTCTAGCAGACCTAATGTAACCACGTCACTAGAAACCACTTTTCCAGATTCAATATTTTCCAATTCTATTAGTCGTGATTTTATTTCACTTGTGGTTTCCGATGAAATAGAGGTCTCAGGAGTCCATGCGTCATTATACCCTTCTCCAACTGGAAAATGTCTAAATATACGAACGAATCCCCCACCTAATTGGGAATCAGTTGGGGTCCCATCCCCATAGGGTGGCGTCCGCGCTCCGTATGGATATTCATCAGCACGGACGATCTGGTCATACGGTGTATCGTATGCGCTAAAATAGGTCAAATCTGGGGGACCAGAATATATACCCAATACTTCACCAATTTCTATACAACACGCCACCAACCCATGGTTCAACCAATTGATTGGTACAGATTTTTCATTTTGTGTACCTATATCTGTGAATGGGTTATCACTCCCCCCATATACATTCTCCAACTGGTAGTTGTAAACATCATTTAACATATTCGGACCCGTTTTTTCAATCGAAAATGATGCATATGAAGTCGTTTCTGGGTAAACTTTATCCATTATATTCAAGATGAATGTACCCATATAAGGATTGATCAATGTAGCATTTTTTGAGAATTCTTTATCACCAGTGATAATGCGCATAGCTACAGAGCCACTTGCTAAGCCTGGTAATGAATGAAAAAACGTTTTACTCATATCTGAGTAGGTAAAGTGTTCAGGAATGACGCGGGTTCCCGAATACCAATCCGATACATCATACGTACGGGCTCCATTATCTTTAAAAAAATCTAGAATTGACCACGATGGTTTAATATAGGTTTCCGAATATGGGTAATAATCACGGGTTGTATGTTTCTTATTATATTTATGGATACCCAAACCATTTTGTCCCAATTTCGCATTTGTCATGTTCGCACCCGGATTATCGTACCATGGAACCCCACTATACTTGAAATATGAATAACTTGTTCTGTTCCAACCTTTAATTAACTCTAGGAAGATTACATTTTTATTAGGTATCCAGCTTTGATCATAATATGTAGGAAATGGAAAATTGACTGATTCTTCTCTATAAATATCAGAAGTTTTAGAAAATAGTATATCCTTAAGATCTCTAAACTTTATTTCAACCTCAACTTCTTGTTTCGTGATCGCACACAGTGGTAAAGTCAACTCCGTTGTATTATAAAAATAAAATGGTAGATCAATCTGAAAATCGAATTGTTTTTGTGTATTCTTTGTAGAAAATGTCTTTCTACAACCATACCAACTAGAAAATACAGATGACGGGATTAGTCCAGTGATATTTTCAATACCTTCTTGTTGCCTAGAGTTATTAAAATACGTTTTGTTTATAGTAATATAATTAGAATCTAGACGTTCAATGACTGTACCACCTATGATAAGGTCCGCATACTCGATGACAGCTATACCAGCTCCATCCTGATAATATAAATTCCATTCATTCGGGATGTCATCCGCTTTGATAGTCAGTGTTATAGATTTAAGTAGATCACCTACATTTTGAGGTATAGTAAACTTAATCGTTTTACCAAATCCAATACTTTCTCTTGTAGGGTTTATATCTGTAGAATTAATTGAGAAATTCGGGCGTTTGGTTACTTGTTTATGGAATAATGTACCCTCGGGATTTAGTGATAGATATTTATCATTTTCACCATACGTTACAACATCTAACCTACCGGCCATTAATATATTAGAACATTAATATTTTAAGCCACATAACCCATCATTGAATACAAGAATGTTATAGTTTACTGCGTACAGATATAATTTAGATTTATATAGATCGTTCCACACAGTGTAAATTGAATTGGGATCAGGTGCTTTAAACTTAAATGTGAAAGTTTGATGTACTATACGACTCATGTTTAGATGTCCAGTTGGTTCATGTGTATTGGGATCTATACACAGTGGATATACATAAAATAAACCATTTTTAACCTTGAAAGTCTTAAACCAACCTAACGTAGTCGTCGATGAAAACGCCGGGTTCGATGGCGTGCCAGGTAATCTACGAACTGCTTCAAATGATAGCATATCATTTATTGGAATAAACGTTTCGTTATAACGATTAGAGGACCTATGCCATATCAATTTTTCCTCTACTATATCACTTGGTGATTTATATTTATTTAAGAATTGATGCGACGACAAGTCATTGTGATTACCACTAAATAATACTACATTATTGATTTTCATATTTGCGGAAACAAGTTCTTCATTTATATTAGATCGATTTGTGAATTTTTCCCATGCATCATGTTTAAGAAAAAACATAAACTCGCGTACAGGGTTCTTGAAGTTACACATAAAAGAATGTTCCTTATCAATATCTGTTGATTCTATAATTTTACTTGATAATTGTGTTTGTGTTATGATATATTCCATTGGTCGTGATTTAAAGAATGTCTTTTCTTCTTCCATTAGGTGATGATAATCAACATTAAGTGAAATCCTGTCAATCTTGAGATTTTGGGAATAGTCTACCGGCATATATGCAGTTTTAAAAACTACGGGTTCCTTCATTTTTATACGTACTTCTAAAGATTGTTTATACATCGCACACACCGGTAATGCGAGATGTGGATGTTTATAAAAATAGAATGGTAGATCTAAATAGAGTGGTATATTTCGTGAAAAATGTGAATTTACATTATAGGAATCCCTCGATAGAATGTTTAAATCGTCTGTTTCAACTGATCTCAACTTGAGATACATGGATATATAATCGGTTGTCAATCGATCTATGTGCTGACTTCCGATATAAAGGTCTATATATTCGATATTTGCTTTTATAAATGAATCATGTACATTTGATGTTATATCGTTATTCACAAATATTTTCAGTGTCATATTTGATATCATATCACCGGATGATGTTGATACCGGGCATGAAAGTTCTTGCCCCCTTACTGGACCACCATTAAACGGCATTTCAAGTGTTTGTGTAGTAAACTTCGTATATCTAGAAAAACGTGTCAAAAAATATGACATTTGTGGATTACCTGTTAAATACATGTCCTGTAGACCGGTAACAACTGTATCAAATCTACCAGCCATCCTTATAAAGTATGAAGTTTAATTTTTTAACTGACTTAGACAAAACAATGTATGAATATATAAGTATGGATGATTTGTTGGAAGTTATGCAACTGATTGACAAACATTCTGACAAATTACCAGAGGGGGACTATCTAGATATCTGTAACCACTTAAAGCGTGTATACAGTAAACGTTCAGACCCTGAGTTTTTCTTTGATTATGATACATTCGATGTACCGTATATAGGGCCAACGAGACAAATATACGATTATTTCTACGATTTATATAACAACCGAGCTTTAAATTTAGATATTGATTTTATAGGTGGTCAGATTGATTATCTACGAAAGGAGTTCAATACAACAGACCCTTTAAAAAGAAAAACGAGAAACATAAAAAAACTTGCTATTGAACACTATTGTTTAGCGAATGATCTTATACCAGAGGATCATACACCAGAGGAATTGGGTTTTAATGACGAAGATGTGACGAGTATGGCAAAGAATTACATTTATATCGAAAATGAATTCAGGGGAAAGTATCGTGCAGCGATTGAGAGACGTTTGAACAGTCTAGAAGATGCTGAAGATAAGCTTTATGAATTATAAAACGTAAGTGAAGTTCAAGAATACATAAATTATGTAACAAAATGGATAATTTAAAGAGCCTGATGACAAGTCTTGATGACATTTCCAAGTTGATCCCAGAAGGCACCTACTTGGAAATGTGTGACAATTTAAAGATGGTACATGACCAGATCCCCCGTAACAATGACCCCCCTGTTAGGGATAATAGACGACTCCCTTTCCAGGTGATTCAGCGTGGGGATAATGTTGAAAGTGAACCTAATCATGATATTATTTTAGAAGATCCAGATTGGTGTGTTGAAATGGATCAGAATGAAGAGATTATTCGTAAATTGCTTGCTGATATGAAGATTGCTGACAGATCACTAAGAATTCTTAAGCCTATTCAACACATTACTAAAAAGGTCAGGGAAGACGCTCTCATGTCATATTGTCGACAGGCTAATTTCTACCCTATGGAGATGACTGAGTGGACTTTTGAAAAATTCGTTGAAATCGCGACTCGTCACAACTGGCCGGAAAGCCATAGGAACAAGCGATATGAGAGAAAAATTCACGAGAACTATAAAAT